AATACTTGAAAATATTTTGTTTTGTTTGTTTTACTTAAAAAATTGCACCTTGCCTGTTTGCGTCCTAAGCGTCCACCCCACCTGCTGATTATATTATAACATTTGTTTTGTTTTCTGTCAACAAAAAAAGGAACACAAACGTGTTCCCATTTTAAAACTTTTCTTCTTTTAATTTTTGTTTTGTCTTTGGCAAGAATCCATACATTGCAATACAATAAGAATCTGCCAAATCATCGTTGATTTTACAAGGTACTCTCTGACCGTCTATTTTGACCTTTATTACGCCTTTTTCACCTCTACCCTTATAAGGTTCTGCTATGTATTTTAAAAGCCCTTTATCACGCAAATACAGGATTGTACGATATTTCTCTTTATTAATTCCATATGAGTTTTCTAATGGCTTACTGTTGCCTACGATTTGGCTCTTCCAGCTTCTAGTGTCTACACTATAAACCGGAATGTCATACATTGCAAATACATCTATAATTGTTGCAATCAACGCACCTGTTGACTTAATATAGGATTCTGAAAGAAATCCCTGCGAACGTAATCTAATACGCTCAATAATTACTGTAACATCATCAAGATTGTAGTTATCAAAAAGACTGTCCAAATAGTGTTTTAGGTGTTCACGCTTTTCTGTATTTGTTTTGCATCCCTCAAAATTTACTGAATGCATTTTTAATATTTTCTTATCCTCTAATATTGTTATGCCTGTTCGTGTATAACTCTGGTCAATGCCTATTACGATTTTTGACATTGTTTTAAATAGTTCTCCTTTCTCGCTCTTGCTATGTTTCTATGGAACTTTTGTTTTTCTTCTTTTGTTATTACAATACAACCGTGTATTATTGTTTTCTCCGGTAAAATCTGTATTTGTTTTCTATGTCTCAAAAACCACTCAGATTTTACCAACTTATATACATGATATGTCTGATTCCATATCAATCTCTTTCCATTGACTATTCCACAATATTGGCATATTTGTTTGCTTTGTTCGCTCATGTCTGTAAAAAATCTGAACATTGTGCCAAGTCCTAACGATGATTTGTGATTACTACAACCGCCTGTTGTCAATTCTATATCATTTCTGTTTTCACATAACCAAAACGGTAAATATCCACTTTCTGCAACACCACAACCGTATCTATAATTATGTCCATTCTCTGAAAATTCTTTCTTATGCATATTCAAATAAATACACGTTGCACAATTCAACCTTTTAACCATTGTAAGCATTTCTCCTTCGTTGTGAATACAGGGTATCTGTTCGGTCTATTGCGTGTTCCTGTATCAATGTTGCTGTTTTCACACATGAATGTATTCACCCAAAATCTGACTTCATGTTCTTTTCTTTTTCCTGCTACAATACTTTTTAATCTTAATGCGTATACCGTCGTTCCTTCATATACCGTTGCATATTTTACAACACATTTGCAAATAACATTATCATCGTATTTTTCACGCTTACTTGCAAACACAAGAAAAACTTCCTGTCCCGGTTCTAATATAAGATAACGTTTTACCATGTTATCTCCTTTCTGTTTACATTCTTTTGTTTCGCACTCTAAGCAATCTAAATAGGTTACTCGGAGTGCGTATACTTTACAATATTTACTCATTATTCTACTCTTTCAAGATACTTCGCTTTCTTCATACAGAAAAGGTATTCTGTCATTGAAAGTTTGTGCTGATATTTATTTTCCAGATAGTCAAGTTCTGAGTTTAACATATCTGTCATTTCATCATAATCACTTGTGTCTGCTTCTGTTTCGTCTGTGTTGAGATAATAGTATCTCATTGCTGTCATAACTTCCTTTTTCATTTCTGCTGTCATAATATTTTTCTTCATCTTTGTTTTCTCCTTCTAATTTGATATACTATTTACTTGTTGATATTATAATACATCAAATCGAAGAAAATGTCAACACTTATTTTTTAAATCTTTTCTTTGCTTCATCCACAAACGCCGCAACAACAGCATAAATCAACAATACCAATGAACCAATAAACACTACCAAAAACAAAAAGCCAACAACTTCTGCACAAATTACAATCAGATTCCATAATAAACAACTGATTTTCTCTAACATTATCATTTTCGTTATTGCCACTGCTCCTTTTCGTATTCAAAACATCTGTCTAACCAATCAAATACAACATGAATATTACATGACCCATAACCAATGTTATAATTTTCTTCTCCTACCCTTTTATATTTAATTTCAAAATAAAAACCTGTGTTACATCTTCTTACAATAACCTCTGCTTCTGTTACTTTTATTTTTCTCTCTTCTGCTTCTGGTGTACTTTTATCAATCTCCATTTTTCTATATCCTTTCTTTTGATTTTTTAAAACATACATCACGCATAGGACATTCTTGTGCTTTTTTACTTCCATAGCAAGAGCATTTCGCTATCCTTGGCACTAACTTTTTATTCAAAACAAGTTGCTCTTTGTATTCTTGTATTTTTTCAAGTCTACGAATATATGGCGCAATTTCTGCCGGGTTATAATCATATCTGTATACTTTAAACTCCTGCGTGTTTTTATCATCACACAAAACAATCCCTTTATGTATTCCAGTAAGATACATATACAACTGACATTGCTTTCTTCCAGATGCATGATACTTTTGTTTTTTGTATGTGTATGTGTTTACACTTTTAATCTCAACAATATATTCTTCCCATTTGTCACATGGCTCTGTGAGGCTCATATTTACCGGTAATTTGCATATTATATCCGGGGTATAGGATAAGTCAAAGTCTTCATCAAAACGGCTGTAATCACAATCTAACGGCTCACATAAACCACCTCGTATAAACAACCTCTGCCACTTTTCATGAATAGCATCACCCTCAGCAAAGATTCTTTTTAATCCTACTTTTGTTTGTTCCCCTTGTAGCTGTTTGTAAAATAATGATAACACTTGCTGTCTATAACAAAATTTATCGTCAGATACAATCACAGCAGATGCGTGTAGTCCTTTTCTTTCCGTTGTATCTGAACCTCTTGTCATTACTGATTTCAAAAACTTTAATTCTTCTGGTATGTTTTTATCCAAATAAAACAAACTGTTCAATAATTGTTCTATCTTTTGTTCTTCTGTACTCTGTAACTTTGTCCCATTTCTATCTGCTTCTTTTTTAATATCGTCAATCAACCCCATTATTCTACCTCTCGAATTGTTTTTATGAAAGATTTATTTATGTCCGTTGTAGAACAAAATCTATTGATTGCTTTTTGTTTTGTCTCAGCATAACAATAAAAATCTCGTTCTACAACTTTGTTATTTTCGTATGTTCTCAGAAACGTTATAATATATAAATGCATTACTCTAACATTTCCTTATACTTCTTTTTATGTTCTTCCATAATTTCTTTTCTGGTAGAATCTAAGTCTGCAAAATCCACAAATCCCCTTTCGAAAAACATAGGGATTTCGCAAGATTGCATTGGATTACACACTTTTGATTTTACAACTTTTACTTTCATAACGATACCAATTCTTTCCTTCGCTTCTGTGTTGAATGGATTGTGGTTCGGTATTTCAATCCACCCTTTTCTCGCTACCTGTATTCTCAGACTTGCACTATGTTTTAATTTATGACCGCCCGGTGTTTGAATGTTATCACCAAAAGGCAATGCGTTCATTTTATCGCGAATCTGGTTTATAAAAATAACTGTTGTCCCAGTTTGTTCTATTACATCCTCAAGTGTTGGTAAATACTTATCCATAAGTCTAGCAACACCACCGATACGCATTTCCTGTTCACTGTCTGTATTGACTGCCTTTCTTATTTTGTCTATATCATCCTTTGGCTGTAATGACGGAACACTGTCGATGATGATTAACGGTATTCCTTCCTCTGCAAATCTGATAGCACGGTTAAAAGCCTTTTCTCCATATCTCGCTCTATATACTAACATCTGTTTTGTGCGATTACCAAATAACTTTGCACGTTCTGAATCGAATGTTCCCTCAATTGGAATATCTAAACACATTTCATGCTGAGCGCACATCTGATAAGCAAGCGTTGTTTTTCCTGCACTCTCAGCACCAAAAATTTCTATCGTTCTTCCACATGGAACACCACCTCCGATAATGTTATCAAGGTCTGTAAGTCCTGTTGACCATCTAGGAATTTTTAATGCATCCGATTTACTTCCAAGACTATATACAGAACCTTTTTCCTTTTTATCTATTTCATTACATAATCTCAGAATTCCTTCTTTGTTTAATTGTTTCATTTGTTTACCTCATATTTCTTTCTTTCCGTTTTAATCATTCCACGCAACACCTGTCCTATTTCCAGATAATTCGTTTCGATTGTTCCATCCGCAGAAAACTTTGTTTCACACCATGTTACGAGTTCATCAAATTTATTAAGATACCACTCTGCTTTTTTCAAATCTTGTATACCGTTTTTATTTTCATGTCTCCATATATATTTATACACAGTTTGCACACAATATTCTGCTGTTCTTTTTACTCCGAATGTCAAAATCATTGCATCAATACAATCAATACTTGTGTGTCCTTCATAGTGACTCGGATGATTTACGCTATCATTTACTTTAATTTCTTCCATTGTTTTGTATTCTCCTTTCATTTGTTCCACATATTTTTTATGCTTTATACTCTTCTTTTTAATTGCACCATTATATGGTGTATCATGCTCTTTTTCCCTTTCTTTTTGCTCACACTCTTCCATCATATCTTCCAGATTGTACTCTTTTGCTTCTTCTTGTTCCATTCTTTCCCTTTCACGCTTCAATATTCCTTCTCTTGCTTGCATTGCTTCTTCTAAGATTTGTCTATGTGTTTTTGGCATTTTAATCACCTCGCCATCAATGTGCTGTTATATTTGACTACCCGGCTCAAATACTTTTGTTTTTTAAATTCCAATGCACCTTGCTCTTTTAGAATCTCAATAACTCTACTTGTTACTGCCCTTCCCTTACATCTATCGTAGAAATCATCATAATCTTTGAATACGCCCTTTTTCCGTTCTTCTTCTATAGCTTCTGCGGCTTTTTCTCCAATACCCTTGATAATACTTAAACCTTGCTGTATAATGTTCTCTCCGTCCATTTTACGAATACTTGTTTTAGCTGTGTAATTGACATGAGGTAGCATTACCACTGCACCATCCTTTACAGCACACTCAGAATATTTATAAATATCTGAATCATTCCCAGCATATTTTATTTTTACATACCAAAATTCTGTTGGGTAATAAATTTTATAAAACATTTGCTGTAAACTTATAAGAGCATATCCAGTGCTATGTCCTTTGTTGAATCCATATATAAGCATACTCGCCCATATGCTGTCTGTCTGTTCTTTTGTCAGTCCCTCAGATTTGCAACCCTTGTAAAAGTCCTTTTTCATTTGCTCAATGATTGGAACATATTCCGGCTTCGTAAGGTTTTCTTGCTTCTTCATAATTTTTAACATATCGAAACTTTGTTGTTCTGTAAGGTGTCCAACTTTTTGTGCAACTTCTGTGGTCTGTTCCTGATATAACATAGTACCATAAGTTTCTTTGGTATATTTGTAATATGGTGTTGTTGTGTCAATTTTTCCTGATAATTTGTTGTACGCATATGTTTCATGCATTTTCAACTGTAACGGTGCAGGTCTGTTCAATGCATTTACGGCAATAACATCTTCCACACAGTCACAATGTATCATAGATAAAATCTTCTTTGGCGTTGATTTTTCCATCTGAAAAATGCCATCTGTATGACCATTTCTAAACGCTTCCAAAACAAGCGTGTCTTCTATTTCTTCGTCTGTTACAATATGATTTGTCAGATGTTCCAGTTCACGCATTTCTGATTCTGTTTTAAGTCCTAACATATCAAATTTTACACAATTAATATGTTCCAAATCGTCTTTATCATAACAACTACTTAATGCACCTGTTTTCCTGTCTCGCATTATAATGCAAGTATAATTTGATATATCAGTTCCAACCACTGCAACTCCTGCAGCGTGTTTTCCAAGGTATTTGATTTTTCCATACATCTTCGAAAAGTGTTTTATAATGTTATCGTATCTATCATTCAGCACTTGTGTTCTCATATCCTGTAACAATTCTTTCATGTTCAATTCATCATCAAAAACATAACTTCTAATATATGCTTTAATTTCCGCTATTGTTCTTTTGTTTTCACTTGCTTCATATTCATCTACTTCTTTTGTTGTTTTAAGTCCACACACGCTCGCAATGTCATTTACAAGATTGTCAATATCATACATTCCATAAGAGCATATCTGTATAGCCTTACCTTTATATTTTCTAATAACATAATCAATAACTTCCTGCCGCCTACTTGTTTCAAAATCACAATCAATATCTGGCAATGTTTTCTTTTCCTTACGCATGAATCTGTTAAAATCCAATTTATACTTGATGCTGTCAACATTAGT